TTTCTGGAGCAAACCTTTCTGGAGCAAACTTTTCTGAAGCAGACCTTTCTGAAGCAAACCTTTTTGGAGCAAACCTTTCTAGAGCAAACCTTTTTGGAGCAAAAATAAAAATTTCACAAAAAAATGAAATTATTAGAGCTTTAGGAATAATAACTGAAAAATAACCAACTTTTATGAAAATACCGAATAAATTAAAAATTGGCGGACACATTTTTAAAATTGATTATTCAAAGGAATTAGAAAATGAAAATGGAAAAACAGAATGGAAAGAAAACACAATTTATCTTTGTAAGACACTTCCGCAAGACCAAAAAGAAAGCACTTTAATTCACGAAATTATACATTGTTGCAATACATCAATCGGAGATACTAATTCACACCATGCGATTATAGATAGTTTGGCAGAACAATTATATCAAGTTTTTAAGGATAATAATTTATTAAAATGACCCCCACTTACCCCTGTAAAAACTACCTAAACTTTTCAGCAATAACTAATTGTTTATCTTCTGATACGGGAGAATATAAATTGGCTACTAAAATTTTATCATTTATGGCGAGAATAAAAAGATTAAATTCAAGTGTCCAAAAAGAATCTGAAGCCATGATAAAAGATATTGAAGTGCCGATACCGAAGTTTGAAGCTCTGAAGGTCGTAAAGAGCGCGGGAGCGTGGAACTTATTTAGAAATTTGATTAAATCAATAGCGATATGATTACAAAAGCTATGTTAGAACAAATATATCTACAAGCAGACGAATTGGCAAAAGGAATAGAACAAAAAGTGGGTGAGGATTTCTGTATCACTCTTGGACAATTACATATGATTTTAGATAAATTTGAAGATTAAAAAAATGTTCAATTCAGACTCAAAATTACATTGGATTAAGAATCTATATCTCCGTTTTAGATATGGAGCAGGTTGTTGTGATACTTATTCTTTATATCTTTATTTGGCAAAGAAAATCTTAAAACCATTAAAAGAATTTGAAAAAAGAAAAGATTCATTTCCTAGTGATTTAAAATCCGACAAAGAATGGCATGAAATTCTTAATAAAATGATTTGGTCTTTTCAAAATACTGTTGATGGAGAAACATTTGAAGTTCCTTATGATTTTGAAAAAGAAAGACTGTTGGAGAAAAGACAGCAAGAGGGTTTTGAATTATTCGGTAAGTATTTTAGAAATTTGTGGAGATAACAATTAAAACATATGCCAGAGAAAAAGATAATTGAGGAGTTTGATGAAAGGTTTGTTTTTATTCCACCTCCTGAATCTCACATAAGCGGTGGAACATTATTAAAACCTTACGAAATTAAAAGTAGTGTCAGTGTCGGTGAAATCAAATCCTTTATCCTCCAAGTCCGCTCCGAAGCCATAAAAGAAATGAAACAGAAAATCCTTAAACATTCGGCTAGGATTCCAAAGGGAGTGTTGGCGGATTTATTAAGTTAAAAAAACATGATACAAAAAATAAATTTCGTAAGTTTAGAAAAGCGTGAAGAAGACAAAATGTGAAGAATAAATGAGCGAAAGGAAAAACATAAAAAGAAATAAAGCAAGGAAGAAGTCAAGTTTACTTCCTTTTTACTGTGGAATTCAAAGAAATTATAATAAGAAAAAGCCAAACGATAATTTGGCTTTATTCTAATTTTATTTGTCTTTCTTACCTGAATTTCCTGAATTTCCTGAATTGCCTGAATTGCCCCAGCGAGCTAAAGCACCGCCTTTTCCAATCGCAGTGAGCTGTTGTTTAGTTAGATTTCTTGCCCGAGCGTTACCTCCCAATCTTCCAAGAGCAACTGCGTTGATATTTTTTACAGCGATAGTTTTTACAGCCTTGTCAGAAGTTATTTCAGAATTTGCAACCTTGTCAGATTTTATGCCGTCTGTTGTGCCGTCTGTTGTGTTTTCCATAATTTTATTATTAGTTTATAACAAAAAACCGATTAAAGCATAGTATTATTATTTTTGTTTATCTTGTAATGCAATAAGTCTATACCTAGCGTTAGTTAGTGTCAAGCATATTTTATACTCGCAATTATAACCAGTCTTTTGTCAATAGCTTGCGGTAGGCAAAGATAAGGATACAACATACCACTAGCATATTCTGCGTGCGTCCTAGGGCATTTTAGGAGGTCAAAAAACGGCCAAAAGTGTCTTTTGTTGTGTTTTCTTTTCTTTTTTGATATAATAGGGCGAATGACAAAGACTGTTAAAAAACCTTCACTTAACTCTCGTGTTGGTAAATATTTTCTGAATCGGCAGAAAGGGCTTGACAAAAAGAAGTCTGCTATTTTGGCTGGATATAATCCAACTCATACAACAAGGATTGAAGAGACTGACGGATACAAACGGCTATCCATAAAAGAGGAGATACTCAAACAAACAACGCTTGAGGCATTGAGCAAAAAACTTATTGACAACGCATTACAGATCGAAGAACGGAACGCAAGCAATAAAGCTCTTGAGATAGCTTTTGATAGAATTGAACCCGAGAATAAGGAGACAGAAGATGTTGAGAAGGTTATGGTTATATTGCGTGGTTGACTTACTTACTAATAATCCGCTACAAGCTGGGAATCAATCAGCCAGAAGATGGTGAAGCTCACAACGAGCAGGCTATCACAAACAGGGAATGACCTGATAAAGAGTAACGGAATAAAAGGTAATGCTCTGATAATTTCATAGAAACTACGGCTATCTGTAAAGTCTTCTGATTGTACGCTAGTATCTGAAAGAGCGGTGAGGGTTGCGGGTAGCGGGTAGGCGGGCGTTGGTAGGCGGATGTTGAACATCTTTACACCCACTCTGTACTTTATTATAGCAGTATGTGGTAATATAGAGCGTGTTGGAAGAGAATATACGGCTTATTGTAAGCATATACTGGTTGATATTACCCACATCATATATTGTGCGACATGTAGGGGGGGGAGTAGACAAGGTTGGTGGTGAGTGTTTATTTGTAATTCCACCCATCTGCACAAACCTAAATATCAAGTTTAGTAGAACATGAAAACATGGTAATAACAAGCTATCTTTCTGTCTTTTATGGCTTATGAATCCGAGTGGACTAAAATTGTAAGAACTCTTATTGAAAAGAAAGTTGATGAAACGACTGGGAAGCCATTTCGTATAAGAGAACTTACTTTAAGAGGAAAGACTTTTAAGTTCAATGACAAGCAGGCGGAATTTATTTCTGATTTGGATGGTTCTAATCACAAATATATGTTATTCAGCGGAGGCAGAGGATGCGGGAAGTCTCTGGCGCTCTGCGTGAAGATGTATTTGATGTGCAAAGGATTCAGGGGAATAAGAATCCTTCTTGGAAGAAAAAATATCAGTGATATTGAAAAGACGACTCTTCAGGATTTGTTCAAATTGATTCCTCCAGGAGAATTTGAGTATCGAATCAAAGACGGACTTTTGAATTTCAAGAATGGTTCTCAGATTATTCTCATGGGACTTGATGCTATGCAGAGCGGAAATATCGGAGATATGAAGAAAGCCGAACAGAAAACTAAGTCGATGAATATCGGCGCTTATTTCATCGACCAACTGGAGGAAATTGAATATGGAGTTTTTCAGAAGCTGAATGACACGATGAGAATGACGCAGAGCGATAAGACGCAACCAGATTATCCGAGGCAGGGAAACATGACGACCAACCCCGCCAATTTCTGGGCTTATCACTACTTTAAGCTGAATCAAATGATGACCGAAGGAGAAGATTGGATTCCGAAGAAAGTTTCCGATTCGTGTTTATTGGAAGGAAGCATGCTCGACAACAGGGATAATCTTCCTGAAGATTTCGTTAAAGACAGATTGAATCGAGAAGAAAGTTACGTGAGGCGTTTTGTTTATGGAGAATGGAATATGGATATCTTGACTAAAGGAGCGGTATTCGCAAAAGAACATATTAGATTTCTTGAGACGATGATTAGGCCGCCTCTCTGCATCGAGGAAGGATGCGAGATATTCGAACAGCCGACTAATACGGAATATAGAATGGGAGTCGACCCTTCGGAAGGAGTTGAAGACCCCTCTTCAATCTCTGTGGTTTCGAACGAAGGAAGAAAAGTCGCCAAGTGGAATGGCATGATTCCGATTATCGCTTTGGCTGATAAGGTAAAATTTCTTTATTATAAGTATCACAAACCGTTAATTATTCCAGAATCAAATACCGGCGCGGCATTGATTAGAGAACTTCGTGATTTGAAAGTTTACAAGAGAAAGTTCATGGATGCCAAGGAAGACAGAGAAACGGATAAGTTGGGATTCAGGATGACGCATGATTCCAAACAGCAACTCATTTCTCATTTTCAGAATCTTCTTCGAGAAAAGAAACCGAAGATTTACGACAGAAAAACGATTGAAGAAATGAAAACATTTATCTGGTCTGACCAAGCGACTTCGTCTGGAGCGCAAGCTCAGAGGGGATTTCACGATGACGAAATAATCTCAACTCTTTTGGCGTTCTTTGAAATTAATCCGAAGAAAATCGAGGAACAAGTTTATATAAAAACCATGCCAAAGAGAGTTAGAAAATTTCAATATTTTTAATTTTATGGATTTTGTGCTATAATGTATTTAATTAGATAATAAAAAAAAATGGGAAGACCTAAAAAAATAATTGAAGTTGTTGAAAAAACAATAAATGAGTCAATAGTCAAATCTCCTGGCTTAATTGAAAAGACTGAAACTCTTAAGTTGATTTTAAAAACCAAATCTCCTGGAATATTCGAGCGAGAACCCGCTCCCGCTTTTGCGGAAGGCAATTTGAATAAATTAGTTGAAGATATTATATGCCTTTTAAAAAAGTAGGAAAAAAATATGTAAGTCCCTCGGGAAGAAAATTTACCAAAAAACAGGTGGCGATGTATTACGCTACCAATGGTTTTAAAAAAAGAAAAAAATGATATTAAAAGACCTTAACAAAGAAATTGAAGATTTCAAGACTAAACAAATAACTATTGTTCAGGGTTTGAATTTCAATCAGTTTGAGACTCTTAACAAGATTTTTTTCTATTACAATTCTAAATATGTTACAGGAGAAGTGGATGATGACGGAGACAGAAAATATTTCTATAACATAGTCAAAAATCCCTGCAAAGTTTTCTCAAAGGCGATAGATTTTGACACGAAAAATATTCGTCTTTTGACTGTTGGAGGCGGAGACCCGATTAAGACGTGGTTCATGGAACGCGATTTGAAATATTGGATGAGGGATATTCAATTCGGCAGAACTTTAAATCGAATCTTCAGGGAACTTCCCATCTTCGGTTCGGTAGTTCTGAAAAATGTGGACGGAGTTCCTTACTTTGTAGACCTTCGAAACTTTGTGGTAGAGCAATCAGCCGATAGACTGGAATCTTCCAGTTATATTGTTGAAATCCATAATATCACTCCTGATAAATTTCGTAAGGTGGGAAAACAAATGGGTTGGAAACAGGAGGACATCGATAAAACTATCGAAGAATTTCACAAAATGAAAGATACTTCTCATATAAGATTATTCGAACGATACGGAGAAGTTGAAGAACTCGTTGGAGATAAAAAAACTTATACTTATAAGAGAGTTTTCTTTGCCGATGTGGGTGTTGACGAATACGATAATAAAGGAAATCTTACTCTCGCAAAACAAGGTGTTGAACTTTCTTCCGAAGAATGGGAAGGTCATCCTTATTGGGAATTTCATGCCGAAAAAATGTCCGGAAGATGGTTAGGAATCGGAGTTGTGGAAACCTTATTTGAACCGCAGATTCGTCAAAATGAAATAGCTAATCTTCAAAGTAAATCTTCTTATTGGGCGGCGCTTCGATTGTTCTTTTCAAAAGATTCCAATATGGCGGGCAATCTGATGAATGATAAAAGTAACGGAGATGTAATAACTGGCGATTCGGAAGTTACCCAGATAGACATGAGTGATAGGAACTTGGCTTTCTTCAATGAAGAAACTCGGAAATGGCTTCAAAATCGGGATGAACTTACTTTTTCTTATGATGTGGTTCAAGGAGAAAGATTGCCCGCGGGAACTCCTTTGGGTTCGGCGCAGATTGCGATAACGCAAACTCTTTCTTACTTCGAACAGATTCAAGAAAATATCGCTCTGGATGTTAAAGAGATGCTTTATGAAGTAATCATTCCAAGATTTATAAAAGAATCTTCCACTGAACACACCTTGAGATTAGTCGGAAAAGATTTGGATGTTTACATCGAAATGGTCAAGAATGAAATGATTCTTAAAGAAGTTATCAGGCAAACCCTTCAGGGCAAGATTCCGAATAATCACGACAGGGATATTATAGGATTGGCAATCGAAGAATCGATAAAGCAAGGCAAGGAAAAGAATCTTACTATTCCTAGAAATCATTACGACAAGGTCAAATATGATATTGATATAGACATTACGGGCGAGAGTGTGGATACAAGAGTGCGATATGCCACAAAGTTTGCTATACTTCAAGCTATGACAGCCGACCCGACAGTGATTACCGACCCAGTTAAGAGAAACTTCTTAATGAGTATGGCTGAAGACGGAGGAGTGAATCCAATCGATTTCTTTGGAGTTCAAAGCAAGAAGATTGAAGATTTGGTTCCGATGCAACTTCAAATGGGAGGAAAAATGGGGGGTGGAGGAGTTTCCGCTCCAGTTATGAATAATAAGATACCTGGTCAGATGGCAACCACATTATGATAAAACCCGAAACAAAAAAACTTTTAGTCGATTTGGGACAGAACGTTTACGGCAAAGCTCTAAAAGAATTTCTCGACAATGAACTTGATACTTTGAAAAATATCGTAGAGACGAAAAGTTGGGAAGAAACTCTCGGAAGACAATACGCGGTAAAACTGATTGAAAAATTATTCGGATTTATGAAAGACGCTGAAATTCCAGTCAAGACGAAAAATCAATATGAATAATTAGTATTTATAATTAGTATTTATTAGCATGGCGGTAATGCATAAACCGCTTAACGCTTGATAGTAAGCATAATCTATCAAATCTATGGATGACCCACAGACGGCAGTCCCGCCACAAGGGGAACAGGAACCTACGCCTGAAACAAAAGAGGAAGAGGTTGTGGAGCCGGCAAACAAGGACCTTGAAGATAAACTTAACAAGGAAATTGAAGCAAGAAAACAACTCACGGCCAGAGCTAAGAAGGCTGAAAATGAGAAAGCTACTCTTGAGGCGCGATTAAAGGCCTCAAAAAACACGCTTGATGTCGAAGATTATATCGATATAAGCGCGGCTCTCGAAGGACTTGACCAGAAAGAGAAAGAAAAAATTTCTCGTGAACACAAACTCACAGGCAAGCCACTCGGTGAAATTAGAAAAGACGAAGATTTCCTTTTATGGCAAAAAGCCTATCGGGAAAAAGTCGAAAAGGAAACTAAAACACTTGCTCCTACTTCAACTCAGATAAATGAAGATAAACCTAAAACTTTACTTGAAAAATTAAAAGACGCTAAGTCTATTGATGAAAAAGAAAAATTTCTTCAAGAGGCGGGATTCGGAGGAAGAAGAATCCAACGAAATCCAAATGCGGGAAAAGTGAAATTTTAAGATTAAATTCTAATTTGAGGATAGTAGAAGCAGAATATAATGGCGACAATAGCAAACGATATAAGCGCGATTCAACCGGAAATATGGAGTGCGATGGTTCAAGCGCCTCTTTATAAATCTTTGGTTGCGATGGAAGTTTGTAATACAAAACTTCAGGCAGATTTGAAAAATGGGGATACTATTCACGTTCCTCGTTTTACGGATTTGTCAGCTTATGTCTATACACCAGGAACAGATTTGACTGCCCAATCTCAGGAATGGGATTTTGACAATCTTATTGTTTCAACATATAAAGCAACAATTTTCTATGTTGATGATGTAAGAAAACTGACCTTAAATGTTGACCAGGCAAGAGAACTTGCTACAAACAGCGCGTTTCAATTAAGAGATAAGATTGACGCATTTGTTTTTAGCAAAATGAAAAATGCTCACGCTTTAACAAAAGGCGGTGGATTCTTTGCTATGGATAACGAGGCGGCATTAGCGGGCACGAGAGGGCGACCAGTTTCAGCGGGAAGCGCGAATATTATAAACATATTCGGCGCAACTCGTGAAAAACTACGAACTTTCAATGTTGAAGAGAATGTTCCGTGGTGTGCTGTAATTTCCCCGAAAGTAGCCAAAGCTATCGAATTGAAATCTACCACTGTTGGATTCAACGTGGCAGACTCAACTTTGAGAAATGGTTACATCGGAGATTTTATGGGTTATGAGATTTATATCTCAAACAACCTACCTACCGGAAGCGCATCAGCTGTTGCGTGTATCTCTACGGTTTACGAAGAGACTACTACGGAATGGGGTGGATGTTCAGGAGGTGCGGTATCGGCAACGACAGTTCAGTTGCAATACTTCGGTCAAAAGGGAACGATTGACCTGGTAATGCTTGCAGAACCGCAGTTGGTAATTAAAGATGAACCGAATAAACTCGGCAAGAACTTTATTACCTATACTCTCTATGGCGCAAACCTAGGAGAAAAAAACCGCAAGAGAGCGGTTATGGTTCCAGTTCAGTCAGGATTCTATTAGAATCTTAAGTAGAATCTTAAGCAGGTTTATTAACCCTTACCCTTACGACCTGTTTTTACTTCACATTTTTGCTCGTAAGGGGAAAATGTGAAGTATAAATAGGTAACTACTATGAAAGATAAAATAATAGATTGGTTTCTCACAACCTACGTCAAACATAGGTTTCTTTGGAACTTCTATCGTAGACGAAACGAGAATAAAATTCTTCAAGATTATATAACTCAAAGAATCATCGGTTATAAAGATGAAAAACCTCAGGAAAATAGACGAGGCGAACTTCTTGAAAAACAAGGTGAAGAAAAAGAGTTGGCTTTATTTATTAGTTTTTTAAGGAACTACAAATGAGTCGTATAATGTTTGTTTGCGATTCTCCCGTCTATTGGAGAAGCGGAATTTGGTTTCATCGAGTAAATACTCCAAGTGAAGCTCTTGATAAAAGAGGACATGGTGTTAAACATATAACATTAGGTAAAAGAGGAACTCAAATTTCTCAAGACCTAGTTGATTGGCCTGATACCGTAATTTTTGGCAGAACCTATCCTGACCATCTCGACCCTCTTTCTGCTATGCAACAATTCAAAAAAGCCGGTAAAAGGATTCTCTATGATATGGATGACGATTATTGGACTGTGGCAAAAGACAATCCTTCGATTCTGATGTCCTCGGCTCACAAAGACCAATATGAAAGTTTGATAAGAGGAGCGGATGCTTTGACGACTCCTTCAGTAACTCTGGCTAAAAAGTTCAAGAAACTCTGTAAGAAACCTGTTTTTATTTGTCCTAATGGAATCAATTCTGAGATTTATAGAGAAAGATTAAATAATCATCAAGGACTTATTATCGGTTATATGGGAGCGGCTTCTCATTGGAAAGACCTTCAAGTTGTCGGAGAGGCATTAGTTGAACTCTACAAGAAACATGACTTTATGTTCGTGATTTATGGGGTTACGGCAGAACCGATGGATGCGGCAATTTACGAATACAAGAAAGCTCTGGCTTTTCATTTTGCTCCTGAAAAAGAACCTTATCTTAAATCAGCCGTAGATTTCTTCGACAACACATTGAGTAAATTAAAGTTTCATCATATAGCCTTTAGACCTCCCGAAATGCATCCTATTGCTTTAAGTGGGTGCGATTTTGATATAGGCATCGCTCCAATCGTAGATACGGAGTTTAATCATGGAAAATCGTGCATTAAATTCTATGAATATGCTTCAGTAGGAACAGTAACAGTATCTTCGGATGTTATGCCATATTCTGCCGAAGTAAATTATCGTGCTCAAAATACTAAAAAAGATTGGATTAAAAAACTTGAAAAGTTAATCATTGATGAAGAATTTAGAAAAAAAACTCTCAAAGAACAACAGGATTGGGTTTCAAAAAATCGTTCCTTAAAAGCTATTGGATTGGAGTGGGAATTGGCGATTCAAAAACCATCATTACCAGGAGCTCCAAAAGTATTAAACCAACAAAGATAAATTTTTTATCATGCCAATAGGATATAAACATACTGAAGAAATGAAGAAAAGATTGTCTGATTTTTCTAAAAAACAATGGTATGAAGACGATAAAACTAAGTAGACAAGAAAACGCAGTTAAGGACTTTCAAGAAATAAAACAGGTTTTAGATGAATTAGGTGTTGAGTTCTTTCTTGTTGGAGGTTCAGCATTAGGAGGTTACAGAGATAATGAATTTATGGTTTCAGGTTCAGCGAGTATAGGATTGGGAATTTTTGAAACTAAAGAAGGTTTAGAATCACTTAAACTTGAAAATCTTATTGCGGATAAATTGGTTGAGAGAGGATTTAAAACTGAACCTAATCTTCGAACTATTGTTCAAGTTGTAAAATTGGTTCAGACAATGATTTATTTCTTTATTTTACAGAAATATTGGTGGACATCTTACATGAGAAATGGAGAATCGCTCGACCAAAGACATTTCTTACCTGACCGACCGAGAGTAAATGTTTACCTGCGATTCCCTCCAAAATTTAATCAACTTGAAGAAATAATAATAAAAGGAATTAAAGTCAAAGTATTAAAACCAATCGAAGAATATCTAACTCATACTTACGGAAATTGGAAAGCTCCTAATCCAGGACAAAAGACTAAATTATGGGCGGATAGCGAACCGCCATTCGATGAATAATATGAAAAGAAATCTAAGTTCCGAAAAAGCCGAATATATTAAGAAGTTTATCTTGAATACCAGGAAGATTCCTGGTGATGTTGCCGAGGTTGGAGTTTCTATCGGAGATAGCGCTGAAGTTATCTGTAAGAATAAAGGAGATGTTCCGATACATTTATTCGATACATTCAAAGGACATCCCGCGGAATGGATAGGAAAATATGATTTAGGACAAACTGCGGGTCGTCATGCCGCCTCCCTTGAATCGGTGAAAAAAAGACTGAATAAATATCCAAATGTTTTTTATTATGAAGGAATTTTTCCTTTTACTTCCGACCCCGTAAAAGATAAAATGTTTTCTTTTGTAAATTTAGATACCGATTTGTATAAAAGCACTCTGGCTGGATTGGAATTCTTCTATCCCAGATTATCGGTAGGGGGTGTTATAGGAATTGACGATTCTACCTATATCTTAGGTGTAGGTTGTGCCATTATTGATTTTCTAACCGGCATGAAATCCAAGGGACCTGAAACTTGGCAGGCTTGTTCGGAATATAAAATGAACCAAGCGTTCATAAAGAAAATAAAATGAAAATTCTTGTATCAAATTGGAATAATATTTATGACGATGTAATACCGAAACTCGTAAAGAACGGTTATACTCTTGTCAGAACTCCAGAAGAAGCGGATTTTCTTTTATTGTGGAATGAGGTTGGGTTATCTGGGCGACCACTGGTTGAAAAGGCGCACAAGTTGGGTAAGAAAGTTATTACGTTACAACACGGTAGATATGGTTCTTCAAGAGTATATCCTCCTTTTAATGAACATATTATTTCAGATAAGTATTTATGTTGGGGTGAGGGAGACAGGAATAGACTCTTGGCGATAGGCACTAATCCTGATATACTTGAAGTGGTTGGTTCTCCCATTTTAAAATATTTAAAACCTCGTGTTGCTCACGAAGGAAAGAATATTGTTTTTTGTCCCGAACATTGGGGAGTTGAAGCTCTTGAGAATTTTATTGTAACGACAGAACTTCGAAAATTGAAAGGAGTTAATATTTTTTCAAAACTTCTTGAGGGTGAACACGATGAAAGATTCTACCAAAATCCGATAATCTCAAAACGGAACTCTCCAGGACATATAGAGAAAGTTATGGAACTTTTGTCAAAGACCGATTTAGTTGTTTCACTACTTGATGGAACATTTGAACTTATCGCCGAATCGATGGATATTCCCGTAATTCTTGTGGATATTTGGCGACCCAAAACAACCGCCAAAGACCCCAGATATATAGATTACAGGAGACCAACTTCTCCAGCATGTTTAAAAATAAAAGATATTAAACTTTTGAACAAAGAAATAATGTATTATCTCAAACATCCCGAAATACTCCGAGAAGAACGAAAAATTGTTGCGATTGAAGATGGTGGAATCGATAAAGGAAATCCTGTTGAGAATATTTTAAAGATAATAAACGAAATGCTTTTATGAAAACTTTCGTAAGTAAAAAAAATAAAAGGTTCCTCAGTAATTTTGTGTTGGCAATCGGGGGTGGGGTTACTATTGATTCTGCTAAAATCTATTCTAAAAAACATAATAAATTTTGTATTGCAATTCCCACTACGGGAGCGGGTTCAACTGAAACAACTCATGCGGTAGTTTGGGGTAAAACTAAACAAAACATAAAGACTGATAAACCACTGACAGTCTTACCACCATTTAAAATAACATTATCAAAGAAAGACCGAACAAATACTTGTTACGATATGATTGGTCATTTAGTAGATTATCTAAATGTTTGTTCAGACAATGAACTTGTCGAGGTGGGAATTTATTTAGGAAAGTTAATTGAAAAACATCCAACTAATCTGACACATCCAATGTCATACCATTTAACATTAAAAGGTATTCCTCATGGCGAGGCGATTGGAAGAGTGTTAAAACAATGTTTAGATAAAGCATTTCCGTTACCTGATGACCGAAATAGTCATTAAACTAATGTTCTTTTACAAGAAAGGAGGTAGAAATGAACTTTCTACTTATCTATCCGACACAGATTTCAGAGACTCCGATGACACTGGCCATGCTTGGGGCTGTTCTCAAGCAAGAAGGTTGGAAAGTATTTACCTGTATTAACACTTTTCGCAAACCTTTAACGGTTCAAGATTTTGTTAATAAAGCTATGGAAGTTAAAGCAGACTGTGTAGGTATTTCAATGCTTACATTCCAAGTTTTATTTGTTTACGAAATTGTCAAAGCATTAAAGAAAAAAGGATTTAGCGTTATCTTGGGAGGTCCTCATCCGACCGATTGTCCTTTAGAAGGAATCAAAGCTGGAGCCGATATTGTTATACGAGGCGAGGGCGAAGAAACGCTTCGTGAAATTGTTCAAGGAAAATCGTTAAAGACTATCCTTGGAATCACAACTTTAAATTTTTCCACTTCAAACCGACCGCGACTTGATGTGAGTAAACTGCCACTTCCAGATTTGAGTATCTTCGAGAAGAATCTATTTCTTGATGATGGATTCATTAAAGGATTTCATCGAGTTTATACTTCTCGCGGATGCCCAGGCGTATGTACATTCTGCGACTGGAAAGTTTTCGGTCAAAGATTCAAAGCATACGACATTGATTCCGTTGTGGAAGAAATTAAGCAACGCAGAGATAAATACGGACTCCAAAGTTTCTCGATTGCTGATGATTGTTTTACTATCGACCCAAAAAGAGTTTACAGATTCTGCGAACTCATAAAGGGTCTTAATGTAAAATGGCGAGCAAACTCAAGAGCCAATCTGGTAACCAAAGAAATGCTTGAAACCATGAAGGATTCAGGTTGTCATTCAATCGCTTTTGGACTTGAAAGCGGAGACTCTGAAACTCTGCGAAGAATTGGTAAGGATGTTATGTTGTCAGACAATATCCTTGCTCCGAGACTTGCTCACGAAGCAGGTCTTGAGGTCTATGGATGTTTGATGACTGGTTTTCCGTGGGAAACTCCTGAAAACGTGGAGAATCAAATCAAGTTCGTTCACGAAGTTTGGGATTATGTTTCGTTGTTCCAAGTATCGGGTTCTTTAATGCCCTTCCCTGGTACAGCGATTTACAGACAGTATGCCAAGAGGTACGGGTTTGAAGAATACTGGCTCAAACCAGAATACCAAAACTTTGGAATTCAGGTTTATCAAAATTCTCCCAATCCATTCAAAGTCAGCACTTTTTATCAGAGAACTTTATTTGATGATACATACATTCAGAACGAATACTTCTTTCCGTATTCGAAAGAATACAAAAAAGCGGTTCGCAGGTTAGTCGGAGAAATAGGCAGACATAATCTTCAATTCATGTTCAAGGGACAACTCGCAAAACAGAAGATTTATTTTCATTTAGCCAAACTTTCTATGTTAGTTTCTGACTGCTTTCCACATCTAGAAAAAACAGTCATTGGAGGATTGTTTTCTGGAAGAAGTCAGATTGAATTGATTCGAGATAAACGGAGAGGAATAGCAAGAAGTTATTCCAACCCCAATTAAACATGGGGATGAAAATCCCCTTTTTATGAAAGGACCCAACAAAGCATTACAACTATTTGACCTATTGGATATAACCAAGATTTTTAAAGATGTTGGTTCTGAAATGTTTCTTGTTTACGGAACGGCTTTGGGTGCGTATCGAGATGGAGATTTTTTACCAGGAGATATTGATATTGATTTAGGTTCATTTGATGTAAAAAAACGAGATATTATCGCCGAAAAAATGAGAAAAAAAGGTTATAAGGTTTCGGATATTCTTGACGACAACGGAATGTATCTTAAAGAAGCCCAGATGATTCATGCTAAACATTATATACATATTGATATATTTTTTTACAGAAAAGATGGAGATAAATATATTGCTTATAGAGATTTAATTGGAGAACCTTTTTCAGTAATTCCTATCGTGGAATTAGAGAAAGTTAAGTTGCTTGGGCGAGAATTTAATATGCTTTCTTCTGAACTTTTAGAACTATGGTATGGGGATTGGAAAGACAAAAATAATAAAATTCACGGCAGACTTCATGTTTAAAAGACTTCATGTTTAAAAGAATTATAGATTCATATAATAAAGAAATTAAGGACTTTCCAGAAGTTGGTCCTTATTCTTCTTCTGGTCTATGGACAGGAGCGGAAAAACCTTACAAAGATTTAAAGAAACGTTTGGAGAATTTTGGTTCGGATATTATTTCTAGCGGTCTTTCCTTATCAAGGGATGTAATCAATGAAGAACGTATAGGTAGATATATAACATTGTGGAAACGCCTATTGAATTTAGATTTAAAGTTTCTTGAATATCCTAAAAAATTCGGTTTTAAAATGGTTCGATTTGGAGATATATCAACTATTGGAATCGCAACCAGATTTTTATATTATGCTTCAAGAATAAATGAACTGACAAAGAGTGTGATTGAAATAGGAGGTTCATTTGGCGGAGTTCCATTTCATTTGTTCAGAGATTTTGACTTTAAAGGATTGTATATAGGTTTTGATTTACCTCATTCTTTACTTTTGGCAAAGTATTTTCTTACCGAGATGTTCCCTGAAAAACGATTCCAATTTTATGGAGAGACCGTGGACAAACCAGATATAATTTTACTTCCGCATTTTGCGATTAAAGACTTCAAGATTAAATGCGATATGGTTTTCAATGCTCACAGTTTATCGGAAATGGGTACTCTGCAAATAGAAGAATATATAAAACAGGTCGAACGCCTTTCAAAGAAATATTTTCTTCATTTCAATCACGAAATGCAAACGACAAAAAAAGGCGAGGTAAAAAAGAATCTTAATCTGTCGAATTTATCAATTAAAATGAAAAGACTTTATAAACAATTTGAAATATTTTCAGGTGATGATACTTTGGATTATTTCGAATATCTATATGTTAAAAATAATTAAAGATTTATACCCACTGGGTATCCAGTTATTAGGTGAGAGTTACGATAAAGCTCTAGAATATATTGAGAAGATTCTTCCCAATAGAGAGTTACAAATTCCTCTTGAGATTATTGAGATAAAAAGCGGAACTAAACTGGAACAATGGACTGTGCCAGATGAATGGGTCGTTAAAGACGCATGGGTAAAGTTCAAAGGAGAAAAGATTTTGGATTATAAAAAGAATCCATTATGTCTTGTTGTCTACTCTGCCCCATTTAAGGGAAAAATGACTAGAGAACAATTTTTGCCGTATCTGAATATTGCCCCCGAAGTGAACGCCTACGCATATAAGTATTCTTTCTATGAGAAAAAATGGGGATTTACTATTCCTCACGATTCGGTTTATAAAGACAATCATCTTCAGTTGGAAGAAGGCGAATATGAAATAATGATTGATACCGAATTTAAACCAGGAGTGATGAAACTTGGCGTTCACACAATTATAGGAAAGTCCGAAAGAGAGATTTTACTTTTTGCTCATCTTGACCACCCATATCAGGCAAATGATAACTTATCTGGCGTGGCATGCCTTATTGATTTAGCAAAGAAAATAAAGTGCGAACATACCGTTAAAATTATCTTTTGTCCTGAAACTATCGGGTCGATTGCTTATGGACTGACGCAGGACATCTCTAAAGTTGATTTTGTAATAGCTTTAGATTGTATAGGAAATGACAACTCGATATTGATTCAAAAAGCGTGGGATAAAGAAGCAAGAATAAATTTTGCTATTCACTTTGCCTTGCCAGATTTGATGGCGGATTATAGAAAGGGTGAATTCAGATATCTTATAGGTTCGGATGAGTATTTCTTCAATGACCCGAAGATAGGAATTCCAGGGATAATGTTATCACGCTGGCCGTACCCTGAATACCACACTGAATTGGATAAACCTGAAATAGTTAAGGAAGAAAAACTTATAGAAATTCAGAACCTTATTCTGAAGACTATTGATATTTATGAACAAGATTTTATCCCTGTTAAAAACTTCAAAGGCCCTTTGATGAGGTCTAAATACGGAGTTCAAACTGTCAGTAAAGATACCAATCGAGGGATTGATTATCTAATCTATGGGATTGATGGAGAGAAATGGCTTTCTCGAATAGCGATAGGTTTAGGATTGTCTTGGAACTTTTGTTATGACTTATTAGTTAAATTAGAAAAAGATGGTTATATCAGCCGTAATTCTGGCAAAGTCAGAAAGTCAAAGACTGCCAAATAAAAATATACTTGATTTTCACGGAAAGTCGATGTTTCTTGTGAATGTAGAAAAATGTCTGCATATCTTTGACAAGGTTTATGTAACTTCTGATGACCCAAAGATTCTTAAAATGGTGGAAAATATTGGGGCAATAGGCATACTGCGCGGAAAAGACCTATGCGGGTCGATACCCAATATCCCAGTTTATAGGCACGCTTTAGATTTTATGGGAGAAATTGACGGAATTGTAGCGGTTCAAGCAAATAGTCCGAATGTTCCGTTAAATACGATTGCTCTGGTTAAAAAGTTAATGGAACTTGGCGGAGAAGAAGTTATGACTTGTCATTCTGATTATTCTTTCTACGGTTCAGTTTGGGGACTGACGAGGAATCTTATCATTCAGTATGAGGATTTCTATAAACCAAAACCTAATATACTGATAGTTGATGATTCTATTGATATTCATACCAAAGAAGATTATTTGAACTCATTAAAACATGGAAAATAAAATACTTTGCATAGCGGAAATTGGGCATAATTTTAATGGTAATCTTCGTCTTGCCAAAACAATGATTGATGAGGCAAAATCCTGCGGGGTTGATATTGTCAAGTTTCAACTTTATGATACAGATAAAATTAAAAAACCATGGCAATCAAGATATTTAGAATTGAAGTTTGCTGAACTTACTGCTGATGACGCTTTTGAACTCAAAGAATATTGCGATAAAAAAGGCATAGAATTCATGGCTTCCGCTTTTGATTGTGAACGGGTTAGGTGGCTCAAAGAAATGGGCGTTAAGCGGTATAAATTGGCTTCCAGGAGCATATATGATACAGAATTGATTGAATGTATGGAAGGGACTGGCAAACCGATAATTGCTTCACTGGGAATGTGGAAAGGAGATAATTTCCCAGTAATAAAAAATGCGGAGTTTCTTTATTGTATTTCAGAATATCCCGCCTATCTTAAAGAACTTCCAAAATTCGGTATTCAATTTAACAATGAATATCAGGGTTTTTCAGACCATACTATTGGTTGTTATTGGGCAAGAGAAGCCGTTAAAAAAGGAGCAAAAATAATTGAAAAACATTTCACTCTTTCTCATGAACTTCCTGGACACGACCAGAAATGTTCTGCTGAACCTTACGAACTTAAAGACTTAATAACTTATATAAAACAACATGAACGCGGGATTGACTTTTAAAGATTTAGAAACTATCAAAGAAGTCTTCGATAAACTTGGAGTAAAATTTTTGATTACCTACGGAGCGTTACTGGGATTTTACCGAGACAAAACTTTTCTTCCTGGAGATGACGATATTGATATTTCTGTAATAGACAATATTGATTTGAAAACACGAAAGGAAATAGGTTGGAAACTTTATGACTTGGGATTTCAATCGCAACAAATAGCTTTCAATGTTTTTGGAAGAATGGAACCCTGTGAAATTGGTTATAACGGAGATGAAAATACAGGAATAATTGTTTGTCAGAGAAATTTTAAGTTCACAATATTCTTTTTTAAATCTGTATTTTGTGAACAACATGATTGGGAATATGTTTGTATTCCTAAACTAGGAGCGATGAAACTTATTTCAACTCCTGCAAAATTCTTTACTGAATTTGGAGAGATAAAAATAAACAAGAAAAAATATCTCACTCCCAGTCCGATTGAAGATTATCTTTCGTTTACCTATTTTGATAACTGGAAAGACAAAACTGACAGACGCCATGGATTCACATATCCTGAAATGCACGCTAAAGAAAGTCTTACAAAAGAAGAAGTTAATTCAACACAAATATGGAAGTAATTGAAGTACATAGCGGGTTATCAGCAATACTCGCAGAAAAATCAAATTATAACGCCTTTTGGATTTCATCTTTGACTCATGCTACGAGTAAAGGACTTCCCGATAATGAACTTGTGCCCTTAAAGGAACGGGTTGATTTAGTTTCGGAAATTAAACGGATTACCACTAAACCCATTATAGTTGATATAGATACAGGAGAAAGTATTGAACATTTGCCTTTTTTAATCAGGTGGTTTGATAAAGCAAACGCTTATGCTGTGATTATGGAAGACAAGAAATATCCTAAACAGAATTCACTTCTTGAAGACGCTAACCAAACATTGGAAGATGTGGATGTCTTTTGCAAGAAAATTAAAGTCGCTAAAGAAAATTCCGGCGAGATGAAAATCTTTGCTCGATTGGAAAGTTTGATTGCGAAGAAATCTGTTTACGAAGCAATTCTCCGAGCTAAAGCATATATGGAAGCGGGTGCTGATGGAATAATGGTGCACTCTAAACAAAAAGTTGACTGTTCGGAAGTCATGAGGGTTGCTGAAGAAATAAGAAAGATAAACCCTACGATTACTTTGATTGCTGTTCCCACAACCTATACTCTCCCAAAAGAACATCCTTTTGAAATTGTAATTCACGCAAATCATCTCATGCGCGCGAGCATGAAAGCCATGCAGAAATACTTAAATGGCGAGGAGGTCGAACTCGCTTCAGTTGAGGAGATTTTTAATTTAGTCGGACATTGATGATATATATATTTGATATTGACGGGGTGGTTTGTGAAACAAAGAATGGAGAATATAAAAAATCTATTCCTATTAAAGATAATATCGGGAAAATAAACTTCTTATTCAAAGACCATACTATTATCTTCAATACAGCGAGAGGAACGAAAACTGGAATCGATTGGGAAAATTTGACCAAACAACAATTCAAAAAATGGGGGCTTAAATACCATTTAATTTTATTTCAAAAACCCTACGGGGATTTTTACATTGATGACAAAGCAGTCAACTCAAAAGATTTTTTTCGTTGGCATACCAGACAAACTCCTAATAAATTGGTTGAAAGGAAAAAATTACATTTCCACCGCTGATGAAGGCGAGGCGATAGGAGTAGCTTGTGGATATTATTTTGCAACAGGAAAAACTCCGACAGTCTTTATGTCGGCAGACGGTTTTTGCAATGCCTTGAACCCGATTACAAGTTTGGTAATTCCTAATAAAATAAAAATGAAAATAGTAATTTCAATGGGTCGAAAAGAAGCGCAACATATTGTGATGTCGGACATACTGCAAGACCTAATCAAACTCATCAAAAAGAAAACGCGTGGAGCAAAAAACATTTCTATCGAACTTATTAAAAAGAAATCCTGACTCTGTTATCATAGGTTCTCTGGGAACTATTTCTTACGACCTTGAACAAATACCCCATAAACATAAGATACTTGTCAAGGGAGCTATGGGTTGTGTTCTTGGTGTAGGTCTTGGTTATGCTCTCTATTCAAAGAAAAAAGTTATTGTTGTGATTGGCGATGGGGCTTTTCTTATGCGTATGGGGTCAATTTCGACAATCATGGCGTATAAACCCAAAAATCTTAAAATATACATTTTGAATAATGGCAAGTATATCTCGACAGGAGGTCAAAAGATAAATTTTATTATTCCCAAACTTCCTCGTATTTTTAATTTAGTCAAATTTGTGATATAATAACCCCTAAATGGAAATATATTTTCCTATGACTGCTGACATATTGACGGTTGGACATGTAAGATGTATAGAATATTTAAGCAAACAGGGTTATGTAACGATTGGGCTACTTACAGATGAGGCATTAAAGGGATATAAAAAAAATATAGTTCCGTTCAAAGACAGGAAATACATCATGGATACGATTGCCATGGCTATTGGTGCAGATGTAGTTCCTCAAGATACATTAGACCCTTCAAAAAACATCAGAAAATACAAAAGTGATGCGATTGCTTCAGGTGATGGATGGGAAAAAGTTGAAGTTAATGCCATAAGGAAATATCGACTTAAAAAAATAGACATTAAATTCAAAGGAGAGAAGGGGAAGAGAGGAGAAAAAAACAAACTTTATTCAAGCAGTAAATTAAAAGAAAAACTATGAAGAATGTTGTTATCACGGGAGGGGCTGGGTCAATAGGAGTTCATGTTATTTCTTATATTTGTAAAAATACAAACTGGAATGTTGTTGTGTTGGATTCATTTCATCACAAAGGTTATCGAGAACGAATTTCAAGGATACTCAAAGATAATCCTGAATGGATTTCAAAATTAAGGGTGATTCAGACTGATTTGAATTGTCCTATCAATCCTCAAATGATAAAAGAGATTGGTGCTGTAGATTACATTTTACATCTTGCGGCTTTATCAGATGTTTTCTTTTCTGTTGAAAACCCTGTTTACACAATTCAAAATAATATAAATTCAACTTTAGTAATGTTGGAGTATGCAAGAGTGGTTAAACCTGAACAATTTATTTATTTTTCAACTGATGAAGTTTTAGGGGCTGTTTCAATAGGAACTTCACACAAGGAATGGGAAACACATAGACCAAGTAATGCTTATTCGGCATCCAAAGCGGCTTCTGAAGATCTTTGTTATGCCTATTGGAGAAGTTACGATGTTCCAATAATTATTACGAACACGATGAATAATTTTTCAACAATGCAAAGTTCTTCAAAGTTTCCAGTAATGGTTCAAAAAAAAGTTGAAGTTGGAGATGTTGTTACTATCCACGGAAACGAAAAAGAAATAGGAACACGTTTTTATATTGATTCGAGAATGGTTGCCGAAGCTCTTTTACATATTATAAAACTCGGAGCATATCATCATAAGATTGGAGAAATAGATGAACCAAATCGATATAATATTGTTGGAGAAAGAGCATATTCAAATCTTGAATTGGCTAAAATTATTGCCAAAATAATGGGAAAAGAATTGAAATATAAATTAGAAGATTTCCACAATTCAAATCCAGCCCACGATATACATTATGGTTTAGATGGGACTAAACTTGAAAAAACAGGTTGGAAACCAAGTAAACCTTTTGAAGTTTGTCTTGAAGAAGTTATAAAATGGCAACAACAAAACCCAGAATGGATTTAATAATATAAATAAAATATGAATCTACTTACATTAAAAAACGATGTGAATTTTCTCTGCGGTTCTACTTCCGCCACTTATGCGGACACGGATAAATTGAGAAATATCAATGTTTCTTATGCAAATGTTGCAAGAATAATTTGGGAGAACGCTGGAGGTTGGCAATATGACGATTCTAACGCCACCGATTTTGGAATTGCTACAACCAATATCAAAGCAAGTCAGCAAGATTACGAACTTCCTTCCACCTGTCAAAGACTTCAAGCTGTTGAGTTAAATAACGTTAGATTAAAACAGGTTGATTTGAGCGACATGCCAAATTCAATTACAAATTTTGAGGGACAGATTTGTTATGATATTCATGGCAGGTCAATTTTTCTTTATCCGACGCCCAGCGGGGACATAGCGGCAGGACTTAAAGTATTCTTTGATAGGGATGTTACGGATTTAAGTGCCGATGTAGATACTCCTGGATTTCCAGTTCCATTTCATAGAATTTTATCTTTGTCCGCTTCTTTAGACTTTATAACCGAACCCAATAAAAGAAGTTTTCTGGTAGAACAAAAAATAAGTCTTGAAAAAGGTTTAGCTAAGTTTGTTTCTAAAAGAAATTTAGAAAGGCAGACTGCAATTAGACCTAAAAATAAACGTAGTTGGCGTCAATATCAGTAATAAATAAAAAATATGAAAATAAAAGAATCAATAGGAATAGAAGGAAGATTCAGACTTCAGTGTTTTACAAAAGAGGGCAAATTGAAATGGAATACTGGTTGGAAAAAGAATTTAATTACAAGTGCTGGTAAAGCCCAAATAGCTCTCTTGGCTGGAAGCGCGGCGGCTGTTCCTTTTACTTATCTGGCTTTAGGAACTTCGGCAACAGCCGTTGGGGTAGGTGATACGGCTCTTAACGCAGAAATTACCGATACAGGACTAGCAAGAACGGCGGCAACAGTTTCAAGAACAACCACGACGGTAACAAACGATACCTTGTCTTTGGCTTATATTTGGACTGCTTCAGGTGCTAAGACGATAGAGGAAATAGGGGTATTTACCGCTTCATCTGGAGGAGAGATGCTATCTCACGCTCTAACAGGTTCAAAGACTACAGCTAATACCGACCAAGTGATTGAAAGTTATTTAATAAAATTTGCGTAAATGGCTCTTGCATATAATTCATCAGCGCAAGGAGGGGCAAACGGAGATTCATTGACATTTGCCCATACGTGCACGGGAGCGAACGTGATACTTTTTGTCGGAGTAACACAACAAAGAAATACAGGAGCGGCAGGTCAAGACGATGTTACTGGAGTTACATATAATGGTTCTGCTATGACGAGGATTAACACGTTAGCGGGAACATCATTTTCAGGCAGATTGTATTTATATTACATTTTAATCGCCAGTCCCGATGGCAATGCTCACAATGTGGTAATTTCAGAAAATGGCGGAACAAGCGCAATACGCGGTTGTAGTTCTTCTTACACAGGAGCGAAACAATCCGCTCAACCTGATTCACAGATTACAGATTATGGCGCTTCTCCAAACACAACAACAATTACGACGGTTGCAAATATGAGTTGGTGCGTTTTAATCGCTTCTTCCAACGCAAGTTTGGGGGCAAGCACAGGAAGCACTGAAAGGCAAGCAATATCAGGGGTGATTGGAATTTACGATTCTAACGGACCAAAGACTCCAGCAGGAGCAAACAATATGATAATAAATGGCGGGGCCGCGGGAGTAGATACTTGCGCCGCTTCATTTTCTCCAGAACCGATTACAATTTCAATTTCAGAAACGATAACTATGACGGAATCATATTCAACACTGCGAAAGATTTTCATCAATGTTACCGAGACAATAACAATGTGCAGGGTATTTATAGGAACAGTTACGGATACGATAACCGTAAGCGAGGTTTTACAGAAATTAAAAATAGGATTTAAGAATATCGCAAAAGCAACATCTTCTTGGACAAATAAATCAAAAAATACCTCCTCGTGGACTGATAAAAATAAAACAGATACAACGTGGGATAATCAAGAAAAATCATGACCGAAATACAAAACCTACAAAATCAAATAAACGAACTTAAGAAACAATTAAATGATTTAATGAATGTTTCAACCTTTCCTTATGATTTGCAAAAAATAATTGAAGCAAGATTGAATGTTCTTTCCGCGGATTCTACTTCCTCCGCAACCACGCAAGATATAAATTTGACTGGCAACGCGCAGACAATAACCGTTCCAACTCAACCATCAGGTTCATTGATAGTTAAATTTAATGGAATTCCATATTCACTTTTATATAAATGATTAAACTTCCTCAAAACGGAAAATTCGTTCAGCCAAATAACAGTAATCTGTTAGGTTCTATTTGGTCATCTTTTAATATTGATTTGAACAGTAATAAAGGAAGTTTAAAAGTTTCTCCCAGAATGAAGATGTGCGGAAGTTCAGATACGGGTTTTACGAATGGAAATGCGGATATGGGACTTCCCGTTGCTTTTAAAATTTTGAATAATGGAAGCGGAGTAAACCAAATTTACGCGCTCTGCGGAGCGTATATATTTGAAAATGACGGAACGCCAAATAGAACATTTACAAAAAATTCAACGACAGGATTTCCCACTACTCTTGGTTTGAATTCCGATATGGAAATATTCAGTAATACCGCAACATATATTTATGTAACTCCGCATGAAGAAGATAAAATTTATTATCTTTCAGAATCAAAAGCATGGGCAAATTTTACTCAAAGTCTCGATAGTACATCTGTTCATTTATTGATAACTTTTGAAAACAGAATGTATGTTACAAATCTCCAATCAATAATTTATTCTTGGAGCACATATAATGGCAGTGATATGGTTTCCAACGGAACTTCCGATTATTCTCTGCAATTAGGAAATTCAAATGCCAACACAATTTCAACTCTGCGTTCCACGTCAAGTAGGGTTTGGATTGGAACAGTTAATTTAAGAGGAAATAAAGGATATATCTACGAATGGGATGGTGTTACTGGAGGAACTAACATCGCTTTAGGAAATGGATTATTTAAAGCATATCGACTTGAATCTGCGGGTGTCGTGGCTTGCGTCATTAAAAACGATATTCCATATTTTATGGATGTTGAAGGAAATCTTTTAGAATTTAATGGAGTAACTTTTAATAAAATTGCATCTCTTCCAGTGGAAAGAAAATTGCTAGGGAATAGTTTGGTCGCCTCAAACGCCAGATATATTCATCCTAATGGAATTTCTTTAATAAATGGAAATATAAATATTTTAGTCAATGCGACTAATAGAGATTATGGTTCAACTCAAAATGAAAATTGTCCTTCAGGAATTTGGGAATACACGAAAGAAAATGGATTTGTTCATAAACATGGAGTTAATCGTTCTCCAACAGACGCTCTCACGACAGACTACGGACAATTTAGAGTTTCGGCAGTCGGAGCTTTATCAGATATGAATATCCGAGAAACAACCTCAACTGTAAATGGAACTTTACTTGCAGGGGCAACCTATTATACAGACGCTACTACAACAAAGAACGGTATTTTTTATAATGACAATAATAATACTGAAGCTAAAACAGGTTATTTTGTAACTCCAAAAATTTTAAGCGCGGATATTCAAGATACTTGGGGCAAATTAGCTTTGAGATTTAAGAGATTAAACAGCGGAGATAAAATCATCGTTAAATATAGAGTTATCGATGCCGACCCGACAGAAGTTACGGCAACTTGGGCAACTACAACCACTTTTACCACCACAACGAACGTTTTAGGCAAAGAAGGATACGAGGTAGAGATAATTCAGGGGTATGGCGGGGGCAAAACAGCTCATATAACAACGATTGACGTGGATGGCGGCACTTATACCGTTCACCTTGATGAAACTATCACAGGAGCGACTGGAACGGCAAAAGCGAGAATACAAAATTGGATTAAACTTAAAGAGTTTTCAACTGTAAATGCGGATTATTTCACCGAAAATCTTGAGAAAAGCAATGTTTGGATTCAATTTAAAGTCTACTTTGAAGTTACAGGAGAAGACGAATTTTATGATTTATCATTAACAAACATATCTAATGTAAAATAATATGGCTACTCCCCAATTTGCAACACCAGAACAACTTAAAATAGCGGAACAGGCGGATACTGGAAATGCTTCCATGTATAATGCCACGGCTGGAGCAAATCCGTCAATGAGTATTGAAGCATATAAAACGGCAAATCCTCAAGATTATACCGTGGGACTTCTTAACTCTTTGCCGAAAAATTCCGCTCCTAGCAATGCAAGTAATGTAAATCAATTTTCAAATGTAAATCTTCCAAATAACACACCGACTTCAGGAAACATAACCGAGGCGACTGCCGCCTCGCAAGGACTTCAGAAATTCATAGATACGTCTATTGCTCAAGAAACTGCCAACCAACAACAAGTAAACGAACTTCAAAAACAACGAGAGCAAGTCCAAAAGTCGATATCTTCATTATTGACATCTAATCCTACCCAAGAAGCTAAAACTAAAGCTACCGCAGAAACAGGAATAGTCCCTGCCGAATATTGGGCTAGTAAGCAAGCTATTTTAAAAGAAATTGAATCTTTATCCACGGGATATAATGGACTTGTCCTAAGTCGTGAAAATGAAAAGACTAAAATTGGAGCGAATGGAATCGTGTCAAGTGATTATGGAAATATTGTCGCAAATGCAATCGATAGAAATTATGCTATTAAACTTAATGCTCTATCTGCCACAATAAATACTAAGGTGGCTGTTTTACAACGAATGGAAGGTAACTTCGCAGAAGCACAGGCATTTATAAAACAAGCCGTTGAAGATTCTACCGCAGATTTGAAATTTAAAGTGGATGCTTTGACTTTTATAGACGATTCAAAAAAAGATGAAATTGCTCGTCTTGATACCCAATACCAAAATGCTTGGAATAAGAATTTTGAAATGGTTAAATTGCAATACCAAGAAGAAGTTGCAAATAAAAAGACCATAGGCGACCTTATTCTTTCCAATCCGCAAGCAGGAATTGCTTTCACTGATTCTTTGGAACAGGCGTATACAAAAATAGGTATTAACCCGAATTCACCTGATTACTTGAAGAAAATAGCAGATATAAACGCTACTAATAGACAGAATATTCAAGGAAGTAAAAGTGCTGGATTTAAAGATTCAAAAGTTGAAGCAGATGTTCGTTCTGATGTTGTTGACCTCATTTATAACCAAGGATTAAAACCAGAAGATGCTTATAAACAATTAAGAACTGCTTATAGTTCTTTAGAAGTTTCAGACGACACATTAAAAAGTCTTCTAGGAATAAATACAACAGTTACTCCAACTCCAGTGGCGATAACTCCGTCAAAAGTAGGCACGGGAAATTTTTTGAAAACTGAAATAGACGCTCGCGCTAAAGAATTGTCCAAATTTGGTGGAGGAATATATATTAAGAATGAATTGATAAAAGAAGGATACAACAAAAATGATGCTTATACTGCCGCAAATGCTATCAGTAATCCGATTGACCAATTTACTAATGTAATTTCAAAGTTTTTATTTAAAGAATAATGGGAAGATTAACTTCAACAAGCAGAGGTAGACTTACGAAATCTACGCAAGACCTCAACAGTATTGAAGGATTAACTTCTTATGCTCAAAAAGTTGGTTTAGGACAAGAAGCAAATCAAATTGTAAATTCAAAACCTAAATTATCTTTTTTACAGAGATTAGGTTCTGCCTTAGGTGCTTTCAATCCAGCAGAAGCTATTTTAACTGGGAAAGAACAAGGATTGGCGACTGGAATAAAAACCTATGGAACTGGAATTTTGAGAAGTCTTGGTTCGGCTGTTACAGGAACGGATTATAATCCAAATCGTAGAACTTTCTCGGATGTTGCTTCGGAAATGGGAGTTAAGAACGGAATTGCAAAATTCGGAGTTGGATTTTTAGGAGATGTTTTACTTGACCCGACAACCTATTTTGGCGGAGCAATAGCTAAAGGTGTTTTGAAAACTGCGGGGATTAGTTCCGAACTTGCTTTAAAAGGCATTGGAACACTCGCGCCCGAAACTGAAACAGGTTTACGATTGGCGGGGACAGGACTTCAAGATGCTTTCGGTAGAGCTTTTGTATCGGGTTATAAATCTTCTAAAGGAGCAACTGCTGATGTAATGACGGCTATGAATGTTAAAGCGACAAAACTTGCTCAGGAGGCATCTGACCAACTTTCAAATTTAGGTGTTGGTGGTTTGTCTAAAGCACAAAGATTAGAGGTTGGACTGAAAACCGCTATCGGTAAACAGGGAGAATTTTTATTGGGGCAAGAAGTGGGTGAAAGAAGTGTTGCTACAGGTCTAATTGAAGAAGCCCAAAGAACAGGTAATTGGTCAAAAATAGATGCCATTAACCCTGAACTTAAAGGGAAGATAAATGTTAAGTTTGATACTCCCCAACAAGTGGAATATTTTGCTAAACAACAAATAAAGTCAAAAGAATTTGCAAACATGGTTGGAGTTCAAGACCCTTATGCGGTTTATATGCCTTTTCTTAAAGATGAAGTTAAAACTAAATTCTTAAAAGACATTCAGGGCAAGGGAATTACTATTGGAAGCAAAGATTATTTAAAAGAATTCAAAAATATTGTTACAACCGAGAATATGATTCTTGACCCTGCCAAAGCTCATTTTATTAGAAATGCTCAAATTATTTCCGATACGGAAAATGCCACAGCTTTAAAGCAATTTGTAGAAAAATATGGAAAACCTATTGATTCGTTTGCCGATGAATCTATTGCAAGACAAGCAGGATTTCGCGCCTTAAAAGAAAAAGGCGGTTTAGGAAAAATAGTTGGTTATGTCGGGGAATGGGATGCTAAACTTTTTAACGATTTAATTAGACCAGAGTTCCAAACAATAAATATGCTTGCAAAAGCAACTGGTTTTGACGCAGTTACTAATTTATTTAAGAGGTCTGTTACCGGATTATTTTTACCTTTTTATGTCAGAAACTATGCTTCAGGTTTAATTCAAAATTTTGAAACATTTGGACTTGACGCATTTAATCCAAAAACTATTGCGGCAGGGCAAAGATTTGCTTATCTTCTTGCGGCAGGCAAAAAACCTGCCGAAGGATTAGTTGAAGTGGCAGGAAAACCGACTGTAATGAAAGATGTTTTCCAATCTTTTGCGGATAGATTTGCGGGAGATACCTTTTTTACGAATGAATTTTTAAATGCCGCTGATACTGGAACGACTTTAAAATCCGCACAAGGAATATTAAGTAAGGGAGCATTAAGAAGCACCCTAGGTTTTGAGAAAGGAAATGTCATACCTTTAATTGGAGCTCAGGGTTCTTTATTCAAATCAGCCAGAGTTGTTGGTCAATTTATAGAATATCAACAAAAAGCCGTTGCCTATTTGACAGCTTTAGGACAAGGAAAGGCAATTCCTGAAGCATTACAACTTGCTGAAAGAGCAGGTTTTGATTACAGGGCTTTAACTCAATTTGAAAGTCAAATAATGAAAAGAATTATTCCTTTTTATTCATTCACAAGAAAAAATGTTGAACTTCAATTACGAACTCTTGGCGAAAATCCTCAAAGGATAAATCAAATTCTCTCTTTCTTTTCTAATATGGGAGATAGACCGACAGAAACAGAAAAGAAATCTCTGCCTGAATATCTTCAAAATTCAATCGGTATTAAACTTGCTGATTTGCCTAATGGTATTAAACAATATATCAGTTCATTTGGAACTCCAGTTGAACAATTTGCCAATCTAGTTAATGGCAATCCTATTTTACAGACAATAAGCACTATGAATCCTTTGTTAAAAGTTCCAATCGAACTAGGAATTGGCAAGGATAGTTTTAGACAAAAAGATTTGAAAGATGTTTATGACGCCAGTGAATATGGAAGTATGCCTAAAATCATTCAAAATATGTTAGATATAATGCCTGTTCAGAAAGATATTCTTGAAAAACAGCCTAATGGGAAACTAAAAAAGATAGGAGAAAGAACTCAATATATTGCTGACCCAGTTAAACTTTTGATTGCTCGTTCTCTGTTTACTTCTCGCGGAGTTACATATCTTGACCAAGTCTTTGGTGGTAAATTGGAAGGACTTGTTAAACTATTAAAAGTTACCACTGGAATTAAACCAGTTCCGATAGATTTACAAATGCAACAATCATTGAATGAATCAAAACAAAAACAAGAATTGACAAGTTTACTCACTAAAAAAGGCGGTCTTCTTAAATATCAAAATGTTTATAAACCGAAATAATTAGTAACAATCCCCGTATGCAGTGCAATATCCTGCACCTTCATAATCAGTTGCAACAGGTTTCGTTGTAAAAAATGATGCCAAAAAAAACAAAAACATCATCATAATTATTAGACCAATCATTCCTACTAAAATTTCACCGAATTTCATAGTTAGAATATATATCATTATTTATGGAAATCAAGGACTTCAAAAAAATCGCAAGGATTTTAAAAGAGAGTTACAAAAAACTCGAAGAAGAATCTATGGCTGAAAATATAGATATATTCTCTCCTGAATACAAAAACCTTCAGGATAAAATAAGAGAAAAAATTTTAAAGAATTTTGGCTTTACGCTGGAAGAATATCAGACTGTCAAGAATGAAGTTGAAACTGCTCGCAAAACAAAACTTGAAGAAAAAGATTCACAGTTAAAAACCGTCATGGAAAAAGTTTCCGCTATTATTGGGGCAAAGGGAGATAAAGGAGATAAGGGAGATATAGGAGACAAAGGTAACAAGGGCGACAAGGGCGACACTGGAATTCAGGGTCTCATTGGTCCGCAAGGATTAAAAGGAGACCGCGGAGAAAAAGGTTTGGATGGCAGAGATGGAAGAGACGGCAGAGATATTGATGAATCAACCATCGGATATTTAGAAGAAAAGATTGACTCTAAAATTAAGTCTGTTAAAAAAGAAATCCCAGAACCAGTAGATATTGAAGGACTTAAAGAATTCTTCCGCGACGACTTCCATGAAAATTTCAAAAAGAATATCAATATCATGGGTATGCCTGATTTTAGAAAATTGGCTATGGGACTTCAGGGACAAATAGACGAGATTAGAAACTCTAGTTTAACTGACCTCCAGACTATTACGACTATGGGTGAAGTTTCTGATACGGCTTGTTTCCCGATGTTTGCCAATGCCCAGACAGGCAATCAACAACCCAAAACAAACGCTGGTTTGAAATTCAACGCTTCTACGGGTCTTTTAGAATCCACCCTAATAACTTCACTTACAGTTACTGGCTCTACGGCTCTAGTTAGTCCGATATTAAAACCTCTTGCTGACGGAACAACTGCTTTGATTATCACCAAAGCCGACGGCTCTACTCCCTTAATAAATTTTGACTCAACAAATAGCATAGCGATCTTTACCGCCGCTATTGTCGCTCCTGCTGGCACGGCCTCTTATGCTGGTCTTCGCCTGCAAACAGGAACACCGCTAAGCAGTGTTGCAAACGGAGCGGTGGAATGGCATGGCGACCATTTATATTTTTCCACGTCAGCGACACGTTTTAAACTTGACAGGCAAGCGTCAAATATTAGGACATATACTTGGGTAATAGATACACCTGCTACTGGGGGAATTTTAGGACCGAGATTGGCAGAGGGGCATACAGTAACCAGAATTGACTCCTACACGAAAGACGCTACTTCGGTAACTTTTAATATTGAGGAAAGAGCAACCATTGGTTCTGCTGGAGTGGATATTCTGGCTTCAGACCAAGTAGCTAATGTTGATGGCACTGCGGCGACCAGTTTTTATAATGCTGACTTGGCTTCCGCCGCATGGCTTTATTTGGATATTTCCGCAATTTCAGGCACGCCTGGACAAGTGGTTGTTATCTTAACTTGTACCGTAGAAGGAACATAACATGGATACAATAACAACAAATGGCGGTCAAATAACTTTAGACCCGACAAAACATGACGTTGAAAGCAAGGTTCAATCAGATTTATTTACCGTGCCTGCGGACGCTAAAGGAAAAATAACTGGAGAAATTTTAATTGACGCTTCTGTTTTAACCGACACCACCAGAGCTTTTAAATGTGTCGTGGATGTTTCCGATGACGGCGTAAAATTCAAAAACTTAATAAGTTTCACGTGGGACGGAAACTCCAAACTGGGTAAAAATGGATTGCCACAGACAGGATGCTCTTGGAAATTTCCCGTTAAGGATTTGCTCGGAAAGAAAATAAGACACTCGTTTTATCCTATAATTCCTATCTATAATAAAACGGCGGGAGTGGCAAAAAGCGTGCCTATAATTCTAAAAGTTTCCATAAAATAAATGGCATATTCAATCGTACAAACAAAAGCAAGCGGTGAAGTATCAAACGCTTCTTCAATCGCTGTCCAATTTGATGATACGACAATAGCTGGAAATCATTTTATTGCTACAACGGTTGTTTGGGACGGAGATGGCACAGCTCCCTCGTCTCATACGATGTCCGATACTTATACCAATACGTGGGGAGCGGCAGACAGGTCGCAAGCGTTTGGTTTAGATTCTGGCAATAATGAAGCGATATTATCTGTTTATCGGTCTGTAACTGGATTGGAGGGAGAAACTCACGAAATTACTTGCACCTTTGGAGACAGCGGATTGTCCTCAACAATGGGTATTTATGAGGTGTCGGGCTTGAACACAGACGCGCCTGCGGTTAATTCTGCGGCAAACAACGCGGAAAATTCTGCTAGTGTAAATTCAGGCAGTGTAACCCCGAATGCGGCTGGATTCTTCTTGGGCGTGATGTCTTATGAGGGAGGCCCTGCGACAATAACTCCAGACACAGGCAATAGTTGGATTGAACTGCTTGAAATTGACGAGAACAACGATACACAAGTATCAGCGAGCGAATATCAGGATGCGGCTGAGGGTGTAGGAAAGGCGGCGACATGGACAATAAGTAGTAACCTTTGCTGGTGCGCTGTGTTGGTAGCTTATGAAGAAGTTTCTGTTGTTGTTATAGAACAGAAAACATTTCAGTTTTTTGAGTCTGGAGATGAGCTTCCGCATTGGGATTACAGCACTGCCCCTCTGATTGAGGCGGGAGATATAACGGGAAGTTCTGATAATTCCGCAGGTACGCAATTTTTATGTTCCTATCCTTCCACAGTTAATGCTGGTGACCTTCTTATCTTCGTAGTGGGCAAGGATGATGACCCTGCCATTGTTGATGTTACGGGAACGCTAACCGAGATAGGCAAAGGAGCGGCGGCAGGTTCGCTTAATGGCCCTTATCTTTATGTCGGATACAAAATAGCGGTAGGAAATGAAGATAGCTCAAACCATGAATTTAGCGGGGACAGCGAAGAGTTTCAGGGATTCTGTATTCGTGTGCCTGCTGGAGAATTTGACTCTAATCGTCCTATAGACGCTTTTAGCGTAGTGGCAGGAAGCAATGTAGACCAAGAGACCGCAGTAACCCCTGCGTTCACGGTAGGACGGGCTGGAGGCACGATTATCGCATGCGGAGCGGTGGATATTGACCCAATGGACGCCACATTCAGTCCTGCTGGTTGGACAGACCTTGCTGATGTTGACGCTGGAGAAATTACCGCTTTTATCTCTAAAAGAGACGCGGCTACAACTCTCTATGAAGCAGTCGGAACGGCCGCATTTGGAATCAATACCACCGATTCTTGGGCGGCTTTAGCGTTTGTGATTAACGCTCCACGGCAAGCCGATGGACGAGCTCCCATTGATATAGCTGGGGCAGACGCGGTTCTTGTTGTTGACACCGACTATGGTTGGCATTTTAGGATTGAAAGTTCAGGTTCTGTTTCCGCTGAAGACACTTTCAAAATACAGTACAAACACATTGAGGGAACGAACACCTGGACGGATGTTACCGACTCCAGCGATGTTATAAGAGTATCCGCAACAGCTGACTTCGCCAACGGCGCGGATGTGCCAGAGTTTATTGAGGGATTATTTAATTATTATGCCAATAATAACGCCGCCCTAGACACTTCGGGAGCATTGACGCTCGGAGCGGTATTGGGGAGTGATTCATCTTTTGAGGGACATCTAAATTTTCAAATACTCGGAAGCACTGTAAATGACGAAGACACCGTGCAGTTAAGAGTGGTCTACAGCGATGGCGATGAATTGGAAGTCTATACCGACACCCCAATCATCACTGTAAATAAGCCCCCG